TCACGGGTACTGCTAGTGGTATTCATCCTCAACACGCTAAGTATTATATTCGCCGGGTTCGCTCTGATAACAAAGACCCTCTCACTGACTTCCTGAAGTCTCAAGGGTTCCCGTCAGAGCCTGACTTCTATAAGTCTGACAGCACGACAGTGTTCAGCTTCCCTGTGGCTGTGGCTGACGGTGCTGTGCTGCGTGAGGACTTGGATGCTATCAAGCATCTACGTCTGTGGCTGCTGTATCAGGAACACTACTGTGAGCACAAGCCTTCTGTGACCATTTCTGTTAAGGAACAAGAGTGGCCTAAGGTTGGTGCTTGGGTGTGGGACAACTTTGACAAGATCACTGGCGTGTCTTTCTTGCCGATGGACGGAGGAACCTATCGACAGGCACCGTATGAGGAGATCGACAGTGCGGAGTACGAACGCCTGAAGGCTGCAATGCCTGCGGGGATTGACTGGGATGCTTTCATTGAAAGGACTGACAATGTAGAAGGAGCACAGACTTTGGCCTGCACGGCCGGAGCCTGCGAACTACCGTGAACTTTATCCTACAGTTCAGGCTAGGTATAGGCTTCGACATCGAGCACAATGAGATCAATCGGTACTGTATGTTAGACGAGGAAGGCAAAGAAGAAGTTGTTTGCTTCGTTGGTCTAATCATCAAGCTACCGTTCATTGAAATCCTGATCGGAGATTTCTTTACGGAATAAAAAAAGCCCCTGCAAGGTTCCTATAAAGGTTCCTTGACAGGGGCTTAATTATTTCAACAGCAGGCTTTCTGCCTGTCTCCTTCTGGTCAATCCTCTGAGCACTCTACCGGCTGCTTTGTCCCACTTCAGACACTCTAGCGCAGCCTCTTCCCAGTTCTTCTCGTTTATCCTCTTCCTGAAGGTACTGATACGAAGGTTACCCAGTCCACAGTTGTAGGCCCATGACAGCACAGCAGCCTGTCGCCTGGGTGACTCATCCTTCAGACCGGGGCAGAGCTTCATCACACCCACATAGAAGTACTCCATGTGCTCGTCTAAGCCCTTCTCGCACTGCTCCATAGTCCAGATTGTGTCTGGATTGATGTCAGGGCCAGTAGAGCCATAGCCGATAGTCCAGGGGTGTCCGCCTGTGCCCGGATCAGGATACGCTTTGACTCTACCGTCAGGCAGAACCTTAGCGCATCCTTCAAAGGGCTTGACTAGAACATTCTTACATAGTTCAATTGCGGGGTTCATTTAAGTCCGGGCTTGAACGGGTCTTCAAAAACATCTACAAATTTGTCTTCTTTGTAACGAGTATTTTTTCTTTCTCCTTCTAAATACTGCTTAGAACGATTAGAAATATTCTCTTTTAATTGACTTGGAAGACCTTTGAACTGTTCCATTAAGATAGAAAACTCAGTAGCAAAAGAAGGATCTAGATGTACATTCTGGGGTACTTTACTCATCCATATACGTTGTTGCGGATCGCTAACTGATGATCTTCCTATACCAAAGGCTTGTAGTTCTCTAGGGGTTGTCCTGTAATAATAGTATTCGTCTTTCTTATTTTCAGGATAAAGCCTAGCAAGAGTTCCTTCTAATGTCTGCTTTCCAGCCTCTACTGCTTGCTTTTGCTGTCTAAGCGAGCCGATTGGCCCAAAGTTACTAGCAAATGTTTTATTTGCTGTGTCTAAGAACTGTCGTTCTTCTTTAGTAACCTTTTCCCCTTCCATAATCTTCTTAGCTATCTCTGATGCAGCATTGAAGAGAAGACGATACTGGACAGCATGAGACATTTCATGGGCAAGCGTTGCTCGCTGTCCTTCAGATTTAGGATTTCGAGCAATGACAGTATTCTCTACTGTATCATATTCTCCAGAAGCATCTGAATACGGCCTTCTTTGAATCCATCTAGGAAGAAGTCCTTGTTCAGCTAAGAGATTGTATACTTCGCTGGGATTAAATAAGTTAGCCATGTTTACTCACTTAGTTCTTAGGTTCACGTTTCTCAATGCTCCGACCAAGGAACCAGAACGTCAGAATCATCATCAGCATACTGAAGTCATCAGCAGTCCAGATTTCTTGCATGACCTGGATAGCGGGTAACCCACTATTGACAGCATACATGATGGTGACGATCTTGACAGCCGTATACAGACCAAAGAGCAACCAAGTGATACCGGGACGAACCAGAGCAGAGATGGAAGCAACCCACTTGTAAGCCTTCTTATCGGCTTCGGCTTGCTGCTTGAATGCTTCTCCGATAGCGTCTACATTGGCCTTGCTGAAGTCAATATACTTCTCTTCCATGCGGTACTCACCCCGCATCTTCTCTAGGTCAGTCTGAAGAGAAAACATCTTCAGTTCGTGGCTTCGTTCATCTTTGCGGTCAAGCCACTTCAGTACCTCCGGGGCCAGCCGGAACAGGCCACCGAAGATACTACCTAGAAGACCGCCTCCTAGCATTTCAAACATCTTATTCTTCCTCAGTCCTAGTTAAGCGGTTGTATTCTGCTAAGACCTGAGCACCAGTAATAGATCCTTCTTTGCTGGCTCTTTTCTCAAGAATCTTACCAACTTCTCTTACTGCGTCAGGGCGGCTGCGTAAAAGAACCTGCATTGCTCGTAATCCTCCCTCAGAGTACAGCACAGGAGCGGTCACAACAGCAGCCAACGCAGCAGGAGGGGAAGATAGAGCAGCGCCTAAACCAAAGCCCTGGACGACTTGACGACCAGTCTGATACTGAGTAGCGTCTTCTCCGAGCTTCTCAAGAGCAGCGTCTGACAGTTCCTGACCACGAGCTTGGCCAGCAGCAAAGGCAGTCTTGTTACGGCTACTGTCCCGCTGACGAACAGCGGTAGAATATTGTTTAGGGGTGAACACGCCGTTAGCAGCACCGGAGTTTGCTGCCGCAGTACGCATCACAGCGATATCTCCGTAAGCATTGTCTACTCGACGAAGAGCAGAGGTCTGTTCAGGATTCTGACGCCGAAGATTCTTCTTCATTGTCTCTAGTACATCAAACAAAGCATCCCCGATGTCTCGTTCTGCTTTAGTAGCACTATTCTTATAGGACAGTGCTTCTTTCCTCAGATCAGACTCGATACCTTTGTATGTTTGTCCGTCAATCCTCGCGGAAGTCCTGAAATTCTGCAATACAATATTGTCTAACTTAGAAACAACTTCTGCGCGCTGTGAGGGGTTCAATCCCGCCTTATTGACAGCTTTTACCGCATCAGAATAAGTATCCGAAGTCATTGAAAACTTAATCTTTGATAAAACCTCGTCATACTTCCTGTCAATAATGTTGTTAGCCTCTTGGACAGCATCTCTACCAATGACATCAGCCGGAAGTTCAGAATTAACCTTCTTCAATGCGCTATTGATTACGCCTTTGTTGAATTGGAAAACTGCACGCTCTTTTGCGTTACTGATGTAAGAACCAACCAAAGGAACAACTTCTGCAAACCGTTCCACATCTTTGTACTGACCGCCAAGAATCTGCCCCGGTGTCATTTGAATACCGAGGTCTTTCATTGTCTGCTCGGCTTTACTAATCAGGGGGTTGGCTGCTTTACCAATTACCGTAGCGGCTGCTGATCCTAAAGCACCTCCAACAGCACCTCCAACTGCTTGACCGGCCTTTTCCTCAGTAAAACTGTCTTCAGACACCACTGGCTGAAGAACACCAGTGGCAGCGCCACCGGCAACGGCTTGACGGGCTTTAGAAACACCTCCTACAGCCTGTCCAGCCCGAAGCCCTACAGCAATGTTTGCAGGGTTCAGCACATTGCCACCAAGACGAGCAATATCGAAGCCCTCTTCTCCACGGGCTTTTCTGGCCTCTTGGTAAGCCTGTTCTTCGGACTTAGCCATCTCGTCAACACGGGCAGCCTCGCGGCCAAAGAACTGACTAACCACATTAGGGGCCATGCCACCGGCAGAGGTTACAAACTCTAGGCCACGGGGAAGCAACTGAGCACCGGCAGTCAGTGGGTCTTTCAACCCCATCAAAAAGCCAGACTGAATAGCCCCTTCCTGAGCCTTTGGCGCAGAAGGAAAGTCCTCCTCTTTAGCAAGGCCAGCGGCAATTGCTCGTTGCTTAATTTGCTCCTTGGTAACGTTATCGGGAACACCTCTAATAACGACTCCATTTGGAAGGGTCACATCCATTATTTTCCTCCTGACGGGAGATCATTCCAATTCACGGTACGGGCACCACTAACACCTGTCGGAAGAGGTTTACCCTGCTCAACAGCCGTTTGCTGCTCCTGTACTCGTTTAATACCACGTTGAATCTTTTGTTCTGCTTGTTGAAGAATACGCTCAAGAGCTTTCTTCTCAAGAGTAATTTCTCCACCAACAACCTGACGCAGATAACGAAGTTCTTCAACGCTATCGTTACCGCCAAACTCTTGCAGTCGAGGAATAACAACCTCTCCAATAAGAGCACGATACTGTTCGGTGTTGGCTAGACGGGCCTTAGAGCCGATTGGAGTAAACTTAGCAACAGCTTCTTGCATTGGGCCGTAACCGCCAGTATAAATACCGGACTTAAGCAGAGTCTGTGCGCTTCTTACGGCAGACAAGGCATCTTCTTTACCTTGAATCTGAGCAACCTGTTCCCCAGTAAGTTTACCACCAGCGCTGCCCATAGCCTCACCTTGCTTTTTGGTGATAACTCCAGTAAGCTTTGCAAGTCCTTCGCCAAGAGATTCTTCCAGTGTCTTACCAGCAGGGCCTAAATCCTTGATTGTTTCACCAGTAAGCGAGTTGATAAGAAGTTTACGACCACCAGCAGAAGTTACTTCTGTCTTCATTGCCTGTTCTTTAGGCACTTTCAGAAGATCAGCAACAACTTTTGGGTCTTCAGCAAGTCCAGCAGCTTCTTCCTGAGTCATGTCAGGGAATCGCTTAATTAGTGCAGCAGCACGAGCACTAGCGGAAGAAGCCGCCGCAGTTCCTTTTCGCTTAGTTTCTTCAGTTTCTGCTACTGTCTTAGCCAAAGTAGCCTCTTGTTGCATCATTTTACGTGCTTGTTCGGCAGCTTGCTGTGAAATTTGAGAATTAACAGAACGAGCAGCATTAGCAAACTGCAGCATGCCTTCAGCAGTGTTCGTGTCAAACTGACTAGCTAACTGACGCAACTGCGAAGCCTGCTCAAGCATTGGATCACGGGCACCCAAGGCACGACCAATGCCAGTGATGCCCTGATACAACCCAGCAGCCAGTTGAGTCTGAGGATTCATACTGGCAAACTGCAAGGCACGCTGTCGATCAACTTCAGCCTGTGCTTGCTCGGGGCTAAGACCTTGGTTCAGTAAACCAAGAAAAGGATTACTCATCATTCCATCAGCCATTATTAGCCTCCAAAGAGTTTGCCGATTAACTTAGCAACCGGATCAGCAAGGACATTGCCAATGTTCTGCACACCGCCGATAACAGCAGCATTCCGTTGAGCATCCGTCAGAGCAGCGGCGCCTTGACTGTTGAGCAAAGCCTGGGCAGCAGCCACATTACCGGCACCCAACTGAGCACCAGTCAGTAGCGGTTGCATACCGGCTTGTTCAACACCCGTAGCCTGCTGGAAGCCAGTGCTGAACGGGGCCAGAGCAGCCTGCTGAGCACCATAGCCACCCTGCTGGAGATTCAAAGCACCACCAAGCAAGCCTTGACCGAACTGAACCTGTTGCTGACCGGCTTGAGTAGCCTGAGCAGCCAACTGAGCGTTACGCTGTTGCTGTGCGTTGTAGAAGGCTTCCATAGCCGGATTAGCAGCACGCAGGCCAGGAGCGCCCATCGGAGTGGCGCCAGTAGCGCCCATCGATAAGCCGCCGGTACCCCGACGGAACTGTTGCGTCTGCAACTGTGCCAGAGCACGCTCATCCTGCGGAGCCAGCAGTTCTTGCTGTTGAGCCATAAACCGCTGAGCAGCAGCCTGCGGAGACTCGGCAACATACTGCTGACCTAAGCCAAACAAGCCTTGAGCAGCTTGGTTGACCTGCTGTTGCATGGCTTGCTGCTGTTGTGCCTGTTGCAGTGCTCCGCCGGAGATGCCCAGCAGAGACTCACGCATAGCAGCCACATCAGGAGCCACTTGGAAGCCGGCACCAATCAGACGACCATCAGGGCCGTACTGGAAGCCAGAGCGACCAAAGCGGGTGGTTACACCTACAGGACGGAACTGTGCCTGTGCTGCAGCGGCTTGACCAGCCTGTTGCTGTGCGCTTGACAACTGATTCAGGCCGTATGTGTTGCCGATGGTTGTAAACAGGCCGCCGAGCAGCTTATTGTAATCAATACCGGCAGCAGGAGCGCCACCAGCAGCAGTGAAGCCAGTCTGCATTGCAGATGGAACACTACCTAACTGATTGCCACCAAGCAAAGAGAAACTAGTAGCCATTAGTAGGTACCTCCATCAATGGTACCAGAGAACGTACCAGACAATGTTAGATTAGCCATCGTTGTGGTTCCAGTGTGCGATCCGTTGTTAGAATCAGGCTTCGATGAGATGGCAGAAGCAATGTTGTTATACTCTGTATCAATCTCCGTGCCCTTGATGATCTTTGAAGGATTGCCTGAAACGAGGCCATCCTTAACAGCAAAATTAGTCGTTTTAGTATAATTAGCCATTGTTACCTCGTTTTACCAACCTTAGTGAACACATCAATTTTCTGAATTGATATAGAATTTGCATTGACATTAACTTCAAATCCAAGTTGGATTACTCGACCAGTTCCACCGATCTGTACAGTTTCACTGGAGAACTGCGAACTTACTCCGCCATACGCAGCAATGTTGTATTCGGCAATGTTGTATTCAGCGACATCTACAGCAGGTATCGAAAACTGTCGGCTGTTATAGATGCTTGAATAATCAAATCCAAACTTTAGTGAAACTGTGTAACCAGAACCTCCGACAGTCGTTACACCAATCTTTTTGATAATCTTTGTTGCCGTGGGCGATCCAAAGTCAAAGTAATTGGTGTAGTACCGAAGTGCGTAGGTTTGTCCGTTATCTAAGAAGCCGTCGTATTTACCGACATAGCTTGTAAGCCCAAACAATAAGTCTTTATTCTGTTTGTACAGGAAACACGAAGGAAGCAGTCTGTCCCAAGTAGTTGCTCTTGCTGCTCCGTTAGGCAGCATGATCCGAAGGTCAAAGCAGTATAGGAAACCATAAGTTGGAAAAACCAGAAGATAGAAACCTTCCTTGTCGGAGTATGTTGCCTTGATGTTAGAGACAGTCTCTTGTGAAATAGCCAGCAGCAGATCATCTCGGACGTTTGCACTCAGATCACGGATCGGAGAAGACTTCTCTTGGATCACTCGCTGCAGTGACTTAACACCGCTGTCGGACAGGAAGACCACATCAGTTCCGGTTGGAACGATGCTGTCCCTGGCCACACAGCCAACACCTGTGATAGCGTCTTGTAGCGTTAAGCCAGCAGGGTCTTGTGCGTTGGCATAGATAAGAATCTGACGCCTGCCGAAGATGATGAGGAAGCCGTTGTGAGAAGCAAGACCTATAATCTCATCTGCACCAGCAGGCCATATTTCTGAAATATCCAGCGTTCCAGCAGTGCCTGTTGATAGTACAAACCCACTAAGCAGATCAGAGAACTGAACCGTTGTTTTATTCGCTGTACTGTTGGCAGACCATGTACGACCATATGCACTGATTACGCAGTTGTTTTGAGTGACGGTACCGACATATCCGGTCTTCTCAGACACCCTGCGGTATGTCGTGGTAGACACAGCAGGGTCAAAGATCAGAGGATCGTGTCCAGACTGATAAAGATACAGAATGCCGTTCAGAGCCGCCATCTGCCAGTCATTGCCCGTGATCGTAGGAGCAGTACCGCCACCACCGTAGGTCAATGTCGTCAGCGTTCCGCCGTTAAGCCTGAACAGCTTGTTGTTACCGGCAGCAATCGTGTAGGAAGTTCCGTCAGAGGCAATCAGTTCACCGAGAGCCTTGACAGGGTTCGATCCAAGATCAGCGTTAGTCGTGTGCGTAGCAGTCCAACCCTTACGAGCACCAATACGACCAAACTTGTCAATCACACAGTTTGTAGCGACAGTAGCAAAGCCAGATTCAAGTGAAACCACCGAGTCCTGCGTGTTAAGCCCGTAGAAACCCGGAGCAGCGATAGACGTGGTTAACAGCTTTGCGACCATTATACACTCGTCCAGGTTACTTGCTCATCGTAGCGGTTAGCCTCAAGAGCAATAGCGTCTGCTAAGGCAAGACGATATTTCTGATACAATTCACTGAAAGACTGACCACCGTCTTCTCCTCGCTCAGCCACAGCGTTAGCGTATGCTAACATCTGAACTAAGTGAGGAGGAACTTTAACCAAGTCACTGTTAGTAGACAGGTCTTCTTGTGGAATGTTCAGATTGAAGCGTAATGAGTAGACCGCATCAGGCTGAGGCCAGACACGGACAACATTGTCATCGTTGCTTACACCGTCAAAGCAGTAGTAGATCGGAGCAGCATTCTGAACATCCGCCAGATAGTACTGAGTGTCCAACCAATCAGGGGACACCTGATACATTGGGACATCTTCAGTCTCGTTCATTACCATGTCAACCTTGAACCGTTGACCAGAACCAGTCAAAGTGTAAGACTGTTGTCCTGAGACGGTAGGTACGACAATGGTTTGACTTAAAGCATTCCATGAGTAGGCATCTTCAATTTCACGCTTTGCGTCATTGACTAAGACACCAATCAAAGAACTGTAAGGAGTATCACCAACAGATGAAACTTCTGATTCCCTAAGTCTTATAAGAACATTGTTAACAAGTTGTAAATAAGTTGTTGCCATTAGTTTTCCTTGGTGTCTTTATAAGTAATCATTATAGACGATTGCCTTAGACCTGTCAATAGGTGTCTTCACTAGTGTTGTGCTTTTACGACAAATTGGAAGATCATAAATAATGTAGCTACAACAGCCCAAGCACCCATGCCCATGTTCACCCACCGTTCAACCTTACGGTCTACTCTCGTAATGCTCTTATCAAGTTCTTCTGTCTTGTCTTCAAGGTCGTCAATACGAACACCTTGAGCAGTCTGACGCTCTTCAACGAGGATCAGACGAGTAACAGCATCGGTTAGTTTGTCTACTTTGCTTTCGATACGTTTCAAATCTTCGTTGAAGCCAGCATCCATTTTACTTCTTTGCCTTCTTCTTGGACATATTCGCTTCCGAAAGAGCGATTGCTACAGCCTGTTTACGGCTCTTGACAACTGGGCCTTTCTTGCCACTATGTAAAGTACCTTCTTTATACTCTCGCATAACTTTCTCAACTTTGTTAGGCTTCTTCATCATATGTTCCTCGCTAAGTATTCGTACATGTGGTAACAGAGCACAAGAAGGAAAGCAATACCAGTCAGATACAAACCATTGGTAATCATCTCTTGTTTCCGACGTTTTGCAATCTTGGCTGCTTGCTCCCGTTGTCTTTTAATCTTAATTCGTTCAGACATCATGGACTTGTAAGCGTCCTGTCCATACACACCTGCGATAAGAATATAGAGTTCATACTCCATCTTCTTCAATCGCTCACGGTGCATTACGATGTCTAATGCTTCCTGCTCAATTGATCCTTTACCAAGAAACTTGCCTTTCTTGAGGTCTTGTTCTTTTTTGGCAGCACTTTCGTTGAAGGATTGGACAGCCGAGTACCATTTACCTAGCTGTCCTGCTACACTTTCTATTTCTTTACCAGCCTTCACCAGCTTCTGTACGGTATTGAATGCCGTTACAGCTACTCCGAAGGCTGTTACTGGATCAATCACAGCACCTCCCTAAGTATTATTAAGAATTCTCTTTTTCTTTGGGAGGAGCCATAAACTTAGTACCGTCCCAAGTCCATCCGATACCGGCAGAACCTGACAACGGAACAAGAAGGAACCCAGCAGGAGGAGTCCAGTTAGAACCTTCTTCTAAGACAATCACATTTATAACTTCTTTATTCTGATTAACGACAGCATAATTCATTTTTATGCTCCATCAAATACGGTAACAATAACACGGCCTGCTGCGCCTGCGCCACTAAAGAGATAGGAAGAAACGCTGGCTCCACCGCCACCTCCGGGAGCAGTGCCTGAAGCCGGAGTAGAGCTATACCCGCCTGCGCCTCCTGCGCCCCCATAAGAACTGGCGCCGCCACTCTTGCCATTACCACCAAAACCTGCATTTGCGCCGCCACCGCCACCTCCGCCCCATACTGAAGCCCCACCTGAGTAAGCAGAACCGTTATTAGTAGAGTACGCAGCGCCGCCTCCACCACCTTTGTAGTAGCCTGCGTTTCCTGTATCTTCTGCACCACCTGCACCTTCATTACCCGCTCGTGGTTGACCTGCCGGGCCTCCAGAGCCAGAACCGCCTGTCGATCCATTACTCCCGTTAGAGAGTTGTCCGCCGCCGCCTCCACCGGATGCGGAAGTGCTTGATGTACTCATACCACCGCCGCCGCCTCCATAGGCATAGACGCGCGTACCAAAAGACGTTGTACCGCCTACGTTACCCTGACTATTAGTTGTAGGATCTACAGCAGCGCCACCGCTTCCAATCGTGATTGTTTCCGTAGAACTAAGCGCAGAAAGCGAAATCCAGGCGTAGTTGTAGCCGCCACCACCGCCACCGCCAGTAGCACCAACACTACCCCCGCCATAAGCGTAGGCTCCTCCAGAGCCACCACCGCCCCAACATTCAATCAGTACACGAGCACCGGAACTGAAACCAGAAGGTTTCGTCCAAGTACCGCTACTGTTGAAGGTTTGTACGTTGGCTGCTTTGCCTGCAGTACTGGCAGCACTCGTCCAGGTAGTACCGTTAGAGGTTAAGACATTACCAGAAGTACCAGGAGCCACTACTTGAACAGCAGAAGTTCCGTTGCCAAGAATGACGTTGTTAGCAGTCAGCGATGTAGCACCAGTACCGCCGTTAGCGACAGGAAGGGTGCCGGTAATGCTAGTGGTCAGACTGATGTTGGTAAGCGTATTGCTAGAGCCGCTGATCGTCTTATTGGTAAGCGTCTGAGTACCGTTAAGAGTAACATCACCGTTGGTTGTCGCAATGTCTCCGCTACCAAGTAAAGACTGGCCATTCAAAGTCTTGATGTTGGTGCCACTAATCAAAGGCTCTTGACCAACAATCACGACAGTACCAGAACTATTCTTAGTATATAACTTTTTATCAGTTACGTTAACAGCTAACTCACCCTGCTGCAATGAGCCTGCAGCCGGTACAGAAGATGCTGTGCTACTATTCTTTGTGATGATCGTTGCCATTTAAGCTCCGTATTTGTTTTCGTACCATTGTTGTAACGGGCCTGCGACATCTCTTGGAGTCTCAGGCATATAGGCATTGTAGTATCGCTGCACCGCAGCATAATAGTCTGGGCCAAACTGCGGAGTAGTGCTACCAATCATAGTGTCTGACGGAGGAGTACTGACTGTTTGCGTACTATTATTCCCAAGATTCCCTAAAGTTCCCCCAAGATTTAATAAACTTAACAAGGTAAGTAAATCTGTTGGTTTTACTGTCGTATCAGGAGGCGTCGGAGGGGGCGTCGGTGGTGCAGGAGGAAGGGGAGGAGGAGCGGGGGAAACAGGAGGTACAACAGGCGGAAGAATAACAGGAGGGACAACACGCGGATCCTTCGTGTCTACTACCTCTACTGTATCCGGTGGTGTAGGAGGCGGCGCCGGTGGTTTTGGAGGAACAGGAGGTGCCGGAGGTACCGGAGGCGGAAGAATAACAGGAGGAAGTGGACGTTCCGGATTACCAGTAACATCAACCTGTTGGACAGTTCCACCCAAAACAGTAGGAAGAGTGGAAGCCACTGCTTCTGGAACAGATAGGTCTGGCTTAACGGTTTGTCCTGTTACTTGTACTTGAGGAATTAAAGAAGGAAGTGTAGAAACTAAAGAAGGAGCTAAGTTAGAAAGTGCTCCTAAGTTACTTCCCGTTACAGTTACAGTAGCAGGAGACGCTGCAGAAGACCCTAAAGTACTTGCTACGGACTCAGCCGCTGCAAAAGGATCAATTCCGTAGCCACTAGAAATAATATCACTAATCTGTGCAGGAGAAAGCCCTTGATTCGCAAGACTTGCTATATCATCAGCAATTGTTAATTCTAATGCTTGCTGTGCCCCAAGATCAGCAGCTCCTCCAAATAACTGCCCGGCCCCATAAGCGGTCACACCACCTAAAGCAGCGGCTTTTAATGCTTCTTGAAGGTTGCCAGTGTTGGCAAAGTTGGTAACACCGGCACCAGTGGCAGCGGCAGCGGGCGCCCCTAAAAAGCCAATTCCAGCGGGGCCAAGAGCTAAACCAGTACCAGCAGCAATAGCAGCATTGGCTAACACGCCTAATGCACGGTCTAGATCAGTCTCTTCAAAGCGTGTGCTTAACTGTTCAGTAGCTTGTTGTCCTTCTGGCGTAAACGCACCAGCCAAGTATGCACCAGTAGGCGTCTCAATCAAGCCTTGGATTGAACCATCACCGAGTACATTATAAGTTACACCGTTCTGAGTAAAACTACCTACGATTGAGTCAGTAAAGCGAGGATCGTTGGCTTTTCCACTAGCAGCTAAGACTTGTTGGGCCTGATTAGCAAGTGCGCTACCAGAACCAAACAAGCCTGAGAAGTTTTGACCTAAATCAGTAGCCATTATGCTTTCCTTATGACTTCAAAAGTGTTGATCGTGCTCATGCTAGAAGCTGATTCAGACTCTACTCTAATTTCATCGCCTTCTTCTAGTACGATGTATGCGCCACCATCAAACTTCAAGAAATTTGTAGGGCTTAACAAATATCCATCTAATACTTTAATCTCTACATTGGTGCTCTTATCGTACCAGTACACATCAATGGTTTTGTTGTTGCCCGTATGGTTGACCACATAACAGAGGTTCCACAGAGCATAATAACCCGTAGGAACAGTGTAAACAGTAGTCTTTGTTGCGGCTGTTAGGTTGTTACCTACGGATACTTGTCTCATTCTTCGTCTTTCTTAGCAGGACGACCACGCTTGACTGCAGGCTCTTCTTCTTTGACTTCTTCCTCTTCGACCTTCATGTAGTCGGGGTGCGTCAGCATTGCCTTGATGTCGTGTTCCATCTCAAACGAGTAGACAGAACCGGAATATTTGCACATAAATTTCATTCAATTCTCCAATGACAAAAAGGGAAGACCCCCGTAGGAGTCCTCCCTAGTTGTTTACTTAGGCCGGAACAGCCAGAGCAACAGCAGCGCCGTCGCGCAGTTCGTCGCAGCCGAACAGA